GCTCACCAGCAGGGCAGCGGCGGGGCAATCAAGCTCCTGAGCAATCCGAACGCCAAGGCCGTCGATGTTGTCGGCGCTGACGCCGTGCGCCTCAATGGCGGCACGTCCGACATGACGGCCGGTCAATTCGCCTCGCTCTGGACGAAGAAGGCGGGCGATACGCACGTTCCGGATGGCGGTCTTATGAACGCCCAATTCGACGCCTCCCGCGCCGATCCCCGCTTCGCCGACATGAACTATGAGGACGCGCAGGCGATCATCGGTGGCGCGCAGAAGGAAATCAGCGCGTCGATTACGCTTGGGGAAAAGGCCGCGACAGAGCAGGCGGCAGCCGCAAAGGTGCAGTACGATCAGCACAAGGGTTCGCTTGAACTGGCTATCGAGGCCGGCGACATCAACAGCGAACTAGAAATCCTGAATGACGATGTCCTGACAGACGCGCATAAGGCCGATCTCCTGAAAACGTACAACGCCAAGAACAAGGAGCGCATGAGCGCGGCCGAGGCGCTGACGGCGTTCGAGGCCGGTGCGCTGCGCGTTGATCCCTACGACAGTGAAGGGCGCAAGACCGTCGATAATATGTTCGGCGAAATCGCCAAGGTGGCGGAACCGGAACAGATGCAGGCCACGACAGAGAACATAGTGCGCCAGACCGGCGTTGTTCCACAGCCGGCCCTTAATGCGCTTCGTCGCGGACTGACGAGCCAAGACCCCGATGAGGTGGCAGCCGCGGCACAGTCGGCGCAGCGTCTTTCAGCAGTTGACCCGGCTGCTCTTGGCCGCAGGGAGGGAGGCAAGGAAGTCCAGCAGGCTGCGGACGATTTCACCTATTACGTCAACAATCTGAACATGACGCCGGAACAGGCAGCGGAGAAACTCGCAGCCGCGAACAATCCGGAGATGAAGCGCGAGCGAAAGGCACTCGAACCGGCCGCCAAGGAATTTGCCAAACAGGTCGAGAGCGACGACCTCGGCGACGTTTTCGATGAAAACTGGATGCCCTTCACTAATCCGGATATCGGCTTTACGGAATCTCAGGCATTGGGAATTCAGGCAGAATACCAGGCGATTGCGCAGGAGCAGTTCTACAAAGCCAATGGCGATGCAGAGCTTGCCAAAAACCGCGCCCGGGAAGAGATGAAGCGGCTTTACGGGGTGACCGGGATCACCGGCCGCTCTGTCGTGATGAAATATCCTCCAGAGCGCTACTGGCCGCAGAACACCGCATCACAAGATCGGTTCGGCTATGTCAAGACACAACTGTTCCAAGAGGTCGCCGAAGAGGATCCGGAGTTCGATACGAATTCCATCCAGTACGTCGCCACCCCCGAAACGGCGGGTATGATCAAGCGTGGTGAAATGCCGGCCTATGCCATTTTCTACAAGGACAAGAGCGGCGTTATCCAGACATTCCCCGGCAAACTTTGGCGCCCTGACTTCAAGAACGCTGAGCGCGCGATGAAGCAGGAAAAGGATAAGCAAGTCCAGCAGGCTCGCGAGGACGACCAGTACATCCGCGAAAACGCCGGCCGTGAAAAGTCCCTCGACACCTTCCTTGAAGGGCCTATCCAGTTGCCGGGAGGCGAGCAGTAATGCCGTTCATTGACGAACGCCGCACGCCCTACAATCTCACGAACATCGCGGGTCAGGAGATTGACGACCCGTCGCTGGTCGATACCTTCGGGGCTGCGTTCCGGACAGAAAACGTCATAGGTTCATTCCTGACATCGCGCGGCCAGCCTGACCCGCTTGAGATGGAAGACGGGTTCAACGCGATCGACTACGTCAAGGATGATCCGATGTTCTCGCCTTATGTCGACGAGTTCGCCGGCATCATGAACAAGAAGGCTGCAGACGCACAGAAGGCACGCATTCAACGCGAGATCGAGGACCGGCGCACGATCGCCGCAGCGGGGCCAATGGGCGTCATTGCGTCAATGGCTGCTGGAACCTTCGACCTTCCCACGCTTCTGCCCGTTGGTGGCGGCGTTGGGGCGGGCGGAACGTTTCTGCGCACGCTCGCAGGTGCATCCATCGGCGCCGGTCTAGATGCTGCGGCTTCCGAAGCCGGTCTACAGATGACCCAGCGGACGAGGACGGGCGAGGAGAGCGTTTACAACATCGGCGGGTCGATTGTCCTCGGCGGCGCTCTTGGCGCGCTGGCGGGGCGTTATCTGTCGAAAGAGGCATCCCGCGCCGCGATTGGCAAGATCGAAGGGCAGGAACGCGCATTCGAAGAGTTCGACCAAGCATTCATCGCGTCTGGAAAACCGGCGTCCGCAGGCGCCGCAGCGCGCGATGTCGGGCCATTGGTGCTCAAGGATGAAGCGCTGATCAAGAATATCCCGGTCGTCAACCAGCAAGACCCGCTGATCCGGCTGCAACTTTCCGACTTTGATTCCGCTCGCTCGACGGTGCGCGGCCTTGCGGAAACGCCGCTGGAATATGCCGACAATGCGGCCGGTGTGGCTACCGAGATAGGCGGATCGACAGAGACCCGCATCAAGATGTGGAATGCGCCGCTCGCCGAAACGCTGCAGCGCATGGACACCGCCTATGCGCGCTATTTCAACAACACGCAGGAGCCGAGCGCCTGGCAGGTGCGTCTGTCTCCACTCCGTTCCGAGTTCTCCCGCATGACTGGCGGACAGAAGCTCACCTACAAGCAGTTCAAGGAAGAGGTCGGCAAGGCTGCGTTCAGCGGCGAAAAACACGCGATTCCGGAAGTGGCCGAAGCCGCGCGCTTCTATCGCGAGATCGATGACGCGATGAAGAAGGCGGCGATCGAGGCTCGATTGTTGCCGGAAGATGTCGCAGTCAAGGGCGATATCTCGCACCTATTCCGGATGTACAACAAGAACAAGATCGTCGCGCATCGTGATCAGTTCGGGCGAATCCTGAACGATTATTTCATCACCAAGCGGGACAGTGCGGCCAAGGTCGCCGAACTTGAGGCGGACGTGAAGAAGGCCGACGCCAAGGCAGACAAAGCTGCCAACGACCTTGCCGAGTTCGCCCGTCTCTCCGACGAAGAAGTCAAGGACATTGTTGACGAGGTGATCGACACCATCCTTGGCAATGCGGAGGGCCGCATCCCTTACGAGGGAATTGTCTCTGGACCGCGCGGCCCGTTGAAAGAGCGCCTTCTCAGCATCGAAAGCAGCAAGATACAGGACTTTCTTGAACTCGATATCGAGCAAGTCTTGCACGCTCAGGTGCGCACGATGTCCGCAGACGTGGAACTCGCGCGGAAATTCGGCTCCGTCGATCTGAAGGAAGAGATCAAGAAAATAAACGACGAGGCAAACGCCAAGATCGACAAGGCCACGGACCCGAAGGAACGCACGCGGCTCGATAAGCAGCGCAAGGCGGCCATCCGCGATATCGAGGGCATCAGAGACAGGCTGCGTGGACAATACGCTCTGCCGTCCAATCCTGACGGGCTGGTGCTCCGCGCCGGCCGCGTCGTGCGGAACCTGAATTATCTCCGGCTGCTCGGCGGCATGCAGCTTTCCGCCATCCCGGATATGGGCAAGGTCATATTTACCCACGGTCTGACGAGCACGTTCCGCGACGGCTTCATTCCGATGGTCCGCAATTTCAGGGCATTCCGAGCCGCCGCCCAGGAAGTGAAGATGGCCGGCACGGCGCTGGACATGATCCTTGACAGCCGGGCGATGGCGCTTGCCGACATTACCGGGGACTTCGGCCGCCACTCCAAGTTCGAACGGGGTATCCAATCGCTGTCGTCTCGCTTTGGCATCGCTTCTCTCATGGCGCCTTGGAATGCTTCGATGAAGCAGTTCGCCGGTCTTGTGACGATGACGAACATTCTCAAGGCATCCGAGCGGGTGGCGAAGGGGATCGCAACGCCCGAAGATATCCGCAAGCTGGCCGCCTCAAACATCAACGAGGATTTGGCGCTCCGCATCGCCAAGGAATTTGCGGAGCACGGCGACGAGCAGAGCGGCATTCTTCTGGCGAAGGCCGCGAACTGGAACGACAAGACGGCTCGCGAGGCATTCCGTGCTGCGGTCGTCCGCGATGTCGACCGCATCATTGTCACGCCGGGGCAGGATAAGCCGCTGTGGATGTCGACCGAGCTTGGCAAGACGGTGGGTCAATTCAAGTCGTTCGGAATCTCGTCGATGCAGCGCACCATGCTCGCCGGCCTGCAGCAACGTGACGCTGCGGTTCTGAACGGCGTCATGGTCTCGCTCGGACTCGGAGCCTTCACCTATTGGGCCAAGCAGATGGCGGCCGGCAAGGATGTGTCGGACAACCCGGCGCAATGGGCAGTGGAAGCGTTCGACAAGTCCGGCCTCACCGGATACCTCATGGACGCCAACAATATTCTGGAAAAGGCGACGCGAGGCCGCGTCGGGGCGTCTGCAATCACCGGAGAACAGGTGTCGCGCTATGCCAGCCGCAACGTTGCCGGCGCCTTCCTCGGGCCGTCCGTTGACGCCATGTCGGATATCTTCCAGGTTTCTGGGTCTATTTTCGCAGGAGACACGACGAAAAGCGACTTGCGGAAGGTAAGGCAGTTGATCCCGGCGCAGAACTTGTTCTATCTTCGTGGTTTGTTCAATCAGGTCGAAGAAGCGACGGGGGACGCGCTTAATCTCCCCGACACAAGGAGATGAGGTGTCTTTCTTCCTGACGATGCTGGCGCTTTTGGCCGGCATTCCGCTTATCGTTTCACCGTTCCTTGCCTACGGGTTCTACCGAGACGGCAAAACGTCGGCCGCTCTCAAGGCTGGCGTTGTGTTCGTCTTCTGCCTGATTATCATTATGGCCGTCCCGAAGAACTCGGAATGGCCGTCTCGCTATGAAGACTGCGTTCGGTTCGCGCAATTCGCCGACGACTGCTAGGCGCCGCAAGCGCCTTTCAATCTGGCAATCTCTTCCTTGTGATCCGGGCCATTCATCGAGCCAATCGGCAGGCCGATCAGGAAGACGCCCATTGCGTCTGTATTCGCCGCGCGCTTCTGCTCCGCACTCAACTCGGCAAGGCGGGTTCTGTCGGCTGCCGTGCACGGTTGCCCGGAATAGGCAGCCGGCTTGATGCGATCCGGGTGCGTTGCACAGCCAGTCACAAAAAGAGCCAGCGCGGCGACCTTGCAGATAGAATGTGCGGG